AGCTCATATAGTCTATAAAACGCTGAGTATAGTATTCTGCATAATCACGTTCTCTATTAATTAGTAAGTCAACCTCTTCTTTACTTGCGATTGTACTATTCTCTGAATTATGCTTATATACGCCACCATTAGCGATTGTGTACGCTGCAAAAGGCAGATATTCAGCCATAGCGAAGTGAATAAGCATAGGTTGAATATAATCGTTTATAAGTGCTAAATAGTCTCCTGTTAAATCGCCATTAATGATATCTTGACTAATCTTATTATATAAATCAGTACCCATATAATTTCTGACGTGAATTTCTTGAGCTATGTGTATGAACTGAATAAACTTATCAGTGTCCACCGAACCATTAAGTGCGGTGTTCTTTACAAGGTCAGCTCTTTTTACGAATAGTGCAGTTGCCATATTATTCTTCTTCTTCTATTTGAGGTTCTTCATCAACTTGGTCTTTCTTAACACCAGTTTCTTTTTCTATTTCACTCTCAGATATAGCATTTGTCAAGTCAGTAAACTCAAGTGGCTGTAATGTCTTGAAATAGATATCTAATTCAATTCCGTTATACATAAGCACTTTCTCTAACTCATCTAAGATTGTTACTTGCATAGGGCGAATAACAGTGTTATCCATAAGTACAGAAGCCGTTTGGAGCTCTTCTGCGTTGTTTCCAAGACCAGTTGAATCCTTGATACCAACGAGCATAGGAGAGACGATTCTGTGCGATACCATTACCTTACGCATAGATTCATCAGACAAAAACTGATACTGCTGGTGAGCGTCAGATAACTGTACAGGCTCTATTGTAGCTGCAAGTTCTTTAGAGTCATTAAACGCCAAGATAAATCTACCTGCGTTAGAACTACCGCTAAACTTCTCTACGATACTTCTCTCAATCATTTCCCTCTGCTCATCTGGCGGTACTCCGTTATTGAAGTTAATAAGCATAGAAGGAGCGAGTCCGTTCTGAATGTTATTGATGTGGTAGTTTGCCACTTCTTCTTCAAGCTCTGCATACTGTAATCCACCCTGATAATCTACTGGCGAATAGTATTTGTAACCAGCACGGTAGGGCTTGATGTAAAGAATCTCACGGGGTGATTTAGATTGACCGAAAGCAGGAATTCTCTTTAGCTTATCTGATTGTCTGTACTCTCCCCAATTAGAGTGGTAAAAGTAAGCCTCTATCTCGCCTTTTGAATTGCATTTCTCAGCTCTAAGCGTCTCTACAGGCATATGCTCAACTTGAGCAATTTTCTTCCTGTCTTTAGTGTAAATGACCTGTAAGGCAGCTTGACCCATCATTTTTTAGTCGTAGCAAATCTTCTTCATACAGTCTTTAGTGAAGAGCTCTTTCATCTCGTCATACTGACTTTGATTCTTGTCGCCATCAGTAGCATCAAGTCCTTTACCGTAAATCATTTCCGCAATACCGTTGATTGCGGCATTATTTGTTGGTGAGCCATTGTACCTATCAATTAGGTATTCAAAGTAGTTGTTGTCATCGCCATAAGAAACCCAGTCTTGATTACTGTACTCCTTAATGTCAGGGCGTGAATACGACTCTAAGTTTACGATGTGTATTTTACCATCTTTTGCTTGAGGTTTTACCCTTTTACTTATGTTTCTTCTTGATTTACTCATAATATAACATATTCATTGTCGTAGCTTTGTTCAACTACATAATCGTCTTTGTGTACATCAAACTTATCATAGTCTGTTTGGTCGGTACAAAATAACACTCCTTTGTATAACTCTCCGCTATTATCAATTAACTTAATACCATAGTATTCGTTTTCTCTAAAGCTGAATTTACCTGATACTGTGGAAAATACATCGTTATATATAAATACAACTTCTGGGTCTTCATTCCAATTTTGGTCTGCATTGTTAAACAAAACATCTGTTGTTTGCCAGAAATAAGCAGAGCTATAATTTATCTCTCTTCTTGAAGACTTATCGTAAATTCGCACCGTCACATCTCCGTCATTCTCCCTTCTTGGTACAAAACGAATTGTTTGCGAACCATTAAATGTTGTTACAACGTGCATTATAGAATTACATATTCGTTATCATAACTTGTTTCGGATGTATAATCACCATCCTGTACAAAGAACTTCTCTCCGTCAGTTTGGTCTGTACAGAATATAAGTCCTCTGTATATAATCTCACTACCGTCTTTTACTTCAAATGAATAAGCTCTGTTCTCTACAAGAGAGAAATAACCTGATAGTATCATAAAAGGGCTAGATGATGTCTTAGAAACAGATACAGTAGATGTGGTGAATTGCGTCTTATCTGTGAGCTCAAGAGTAACAGAACTCGCGTCTTGTCGAGGTACTATTTTTAGTTGTTGAGCTGCAATAGATGTAGTTAATAAGTGCATATTAAAATAACAGAATTGTAGCTTTTTGTTTTTGGCGCATAAAAAAATAGGGGATGTAAAACACCCCCTATCAGATTCATAACCCTATTGAATTTATGAAGGGTCTCTTTGAGTAGATTCAGAGTCAGTAGCACTTGTCATGCCTGCAAATGGGTCAGCGTCAGTACCACCATCAATGAATGAAGGCATACGGAGTTCGTTTGCAGTTAATGTAAGTGTATATCCGTTTAAATCACCCATAGCAGTACCAGTAACCGCAGTACCACCAGTAACATCAGCACCATTTTCAGCACCAACTAACAAGAACTTATCATCGAATGTCTGTACAACAACGTGAGGGCGACCATAAGCCATCAACTTCAATTCTTTGTTATCCTCTTTAGTTAGTTTAAATAAAGTGATATTTACGACTTGCTCAAAGAATGTAGTTCCGTTCTCAAGAGAAGACGTAATGTTAGTTTCAAGGGAAGAGTTGCCTTTGACATCGTAAGTGTGGTAAGTAAAAGTTCCATCCATATCAGTGATTTCATCGCTACTACCAAATGTTAGCGAACCTAAATCACCAAAGTCAACGAAGTGAACTTTCTTAATACCACCTACGGCATCTTTACAAGGTCTCAATCTTCCGCCAGTTAAATCACAAGCCATATTATAAGTATTAAAAAGGGGGTGGGTTTAGCACCCCCATATTAGACGATTAATTATTAGGTGTAAAGAACGATGTCAGAACCGATACCATATTGGACACCAGCAGTGAATCGCATTACGATACGAACATTTTGACTTCCGTCAAGGTCAGCCATATCAATAACTTTAACCTCGTTGTGGTCTGCTAATAGACCAGTACCAAAGTACAAGTTAGATGTTTCCGCAGCTACAGCATCATTATCAGCAAGACCGTTAGCAACAAACAAAGGAATACCTTGAAAGTTCATCTCAGTTTTACCAACGTGATACAAGTCACGATATCCTAAAGCAGCTTGTGCAGATACATAAGCCTTAGCGATGTTTGAAGAAACGTAGATTTTCAAATCTTCTTTTCCGTAAACAGCAGAAGGAATTGCATCAACGATTTTCCCAAGCTCAGCGATTACGTTAGCAGAAGTAACAGTAGTACCTGTAACATCCACAACATCACCGTCAGCAGCTAACAAAGTAGAAAGACCGTCAAACTCACCAGCAGTGGCATCAGTACCTTGCCAGATGTTTTGCTCAGTTTGCTCTGCAACTTTAGCAGCAACGTGACCGATTAGGAAATCAGCGAATTTAGGAGGTAGGTTGTCATAGGCAGAATAACCCATTTGAACAGCTTCCCAGTCAGAACGGAAATCCTTCTTACAAAGCTCAAGGTTTACTTGAAACTCTTCAGGTTGGAGAATACGCTCTGTCAAAGTCAAAGAACCAGCATCAGTAAAATCACAAGAAGCGTTTCCAATAAGACCGCTTGTCGCAACTTTCTTTACAACTTCTTTGTACTTTACATTAGGCTTTACAGTAATACCGCCATTTGCGATTGTATTACCGCTTAATAGAGCAGCAGAGATGTACTTTCCAGCAAACTCTCCTGCATATGTAGTAGTAATTGATGGAGTTGGCATAATTTAATTTTAATTTAGTTTATTTTGGACATTACTCGGTCAAGTGTCGAAAGAGGGCGATTTTGACCGAACTTAAAGCCCCCGTTTTTTTCTTGTTTTTCCTCTGGATTGTGTGCAATAGGCTCAACTGCTGGTTCAGCAGATAGCTTTTCAATTTGCGCACTCAATTCAGCTTTTTCTTCTTCGTAAGATTCTTTTTCCTTACCCATTTCACCTTTCATTGACTCAATCATATCCTTGAGTTCAGCGATTTTAGAATCGAATTCGGATTTAGAAACATATTTTTCTTCTTCTAACTCTTCTTCTTCTTCAACTTCTTCTTCTTCTTCCTCAGCTTCTTTTTCAGCTTCGTCTTCTTCAGCAAGTTGTTGTTCGGTAGATTCGTCAGATAGTTCAGTAGCCTCTTCAGCTACTTCGTCTTCAGACAATACGACTTCTTCCTTGACTTCAACTTCAGGAGCAACTTCTTCAGCAGATACTTCTACGTTTTCTACTTCTTCTTTTACCTCTTCGGAATTAATCATAGAAAGTTTCTGCATAATGTCTTTTAAAATAAGAGTTGCTTTACCTTCCATAATAAAAATTTAACTTTAAAGTGTATAATAATAACTAATAATAATTCCTCTGTTAGATTTTGCCTACACCCTGTGCTCTTAATGTACCGTCACAGCACTTTCGTGAGTAGGTTCTACCATTTTTGCAGAGACAGCCACGTTTTGAATTGCGTGGAGATGTTCTGCTTGGTGTTTCTTCTGTTCTTTTCATTTCTTACTGCTTTTAGGGTGCTTCTTAGGTAATAGGTCGTAATCTGTTGTGTATTTGGCGTTTTGAGGTCTGCCGTTCTTTAGCAGGTATATATAAGCGTTTACTCTCGCTTGTGCCCACTGTTCAGCAGACTTTACCATTGGACTATGTGACGTTTGAAATGCGCCAACACCACGCTGATATACAGATTTAAGTTGACCTACAGTTGTTCCGTAACCGAGTTTAGATTTATACTTCTCGTTGAAGTCACTTGCTTTCTTTTGTAATGACTTTAGCACTCTGGCTGGAACAGATACTCCCCTTCCCTTCCCAGCAGCTCCTTTTGGATTGCGTTTGCTACCTCTCTTTGGAGCAGGGTTTTTAGTATCGGAATTTGGTGCTTTCGGGCTTCTAATAATTCTTCCTTTGTCATCGTACTTTGCTAATTTATGTTCTTTGCAAGGCATATACCAAGTCTCACCATCTACATCGTGAGTATGATATCCTTCGCAACCAATATCCTTTGCAATTCTTAATGCTTCTTCTTTTGAATCATAGGCGAGTCTCCCATCAATCTCTTTAGATGCTAAATCTAATTTAGATTCCTGAGAGTTTATCTCGTCAAGTTTACTTTCTGCCCAACGAATTCCTTCTTCGCCTCCCCAAGCATCCCATAGAAGACCACCACAACCTTTATTGTATGGTTCGTCTTTCTTTTTCTCAAATCTATTGTAAGATGCCATCTCTGATATCAAACAACGAGATAATGGCTTACCTTCAGCTAATAGTTTGGCGAATTGCCACGCTTGAGGCGTTCCGCATCTTGGTTTATTACTATCATAGTATGCAAGAGCTTGTTTAGCGTTCTTTCTGGCAGCAGAAGGGTAATCTTTGTATGTTTTATCATACAAACCGAGTTCAAGCTCCTCAGATAGCTCGTGACAGTCGCAATTAAGCTCTAATTCGCCTAATTCACGCAGTTTAGACCTACTCCAAGCTAACCCTGCCTTTCCACCCCACAGAAGGTATGAAATTGTGCCACAAGCCTTAGAATCGCTTGGGTCATAGTATTCGGCAGCTCTTGATAAGTAAGAGTACATCCTCTTTATCGTGGACACACTGAGTTTTTCACCCCTACTGAGCTGCTGTGCTCTTATTTTCCCCACAGAGGTGGCGCACTTATTGTTTACCTTCTTATTTAGCTCAATACCACGCTTTGCGTTGTTTCTAACGCCACTTCCATAGTCTCCGTATGTAGCTAATTCGTATTTATCGCCAAGAATTACGTTAGCAACCTCTAATAGTATTTGCTTAGCTTCGTTTTCTTCTTCTAAGTTAGCTATTTGAGACATAGCAACCTCATCAGTGAAGTAACCTTCAATAGAGAAGCCTTTTACTTTACCAGACTTGACGTAATCATCCCAAACCTCTTCATTGTTTACCTTCATAGATACCATCCAAGTACCTACAGGCATATCTAAACCGTATTTACGGCTCTTGTCGTGCACTTTATCCTCTACAATCCAAGATTCTACCACAGACAGTCCGTTAAGCTCTGCTTGGTGCTCTAAAGTGCTTTTATTTTGATTGCCACGCATCAAAAATAGCTCTGACGCTTTGCGTACAGTGTCTTCTGAGAAGTAAATGTAGTATTCATCCTCGCCATTACGTCTGTAGATGTTCTTATTGGGTATTAGTGCTGCACCCATAAGAATCTTCTTCTCTTTATCTACTTCGGCAAGTTTTACTTCTTTCTCTTCGGATAGGGCGATAAAATGTTCTTCTATCGCTGGTTTCTCTACTATTGAAATGGCATCTATGCCAGAGAACAATCCTTCTTCGTCTATAAAAAGTTCTATAATTCTCATACTATTAAATTAACCGAATGATGCGGTGTTTGTTATGTTTCTATCAAGTTCTTGTTGTGTAGATATATCTTTACCTACTACAAATGCTTTTACTGGTTTCTCTTGCTGAGTTGTTACAGCTTGTGCTAACTGAGATGTCTGAGATGCGCCAACAACATTAAAGTCTGGTGCTTTAATCTGCATACCTCCACCAGAACCTCCAGCACCGCCTCCTCCGCCAGAACTTGCAGACCCCTGATACTTTTGACGAGCTATGTTTGCTACATTGGCAAGTCCAGAGATTAAAGCTATCCTTTGCGCTACATACGCATTTGAAAGTGTACCTGGAGCTGATGGTATAAGCTGTGAACCAAATGCTAACCAAGCTGATTCATAGGTGTTCATTATTGCTCTACCTATCCTTGCTGCCTTATCAATCTTAAATTGTTTTCGTGCAATCTTATCTTTATCTTTCTCCATCTTGTCACGAATCTGGGTTTGCAATTCAGCATTACCTTCAGCAGCTTCCATCTCCCTGCTATACCTTTCCTCTATCTCTACAGTTTGATTGTGGGCTGTAACGCCAAAAGTTTCAGTTAGTGCGTCAGATATTTTACTGTACTGCTCATTTATAAAGTCAAACTTTTCCTGTTCTAATGCCTGTTCTTCTAAAGCAATCTTTCTTTTTAAGTCTAATAAATCGAGTTCAGCTTGAGCTTTTATCTCCATACCTTTTTCATTCAACTCAACATCTTTACTTGCCATCTCAAAATTACGCTGAGCTAAAGCTTCATCTTCCTTAAGACTCTCTAAATTTCTTTCTCTTGTATTGAACGCTTGTTTTACGCCCATTTCATTTATAGCATCTAAATTAGCAGCACGAGAATCTAATTGTTTTTTCTCTAAATCCTCTACTTTCTCT